ACCGTGTATAGCTCTCTGAATATTTACAATCAGCCTGTAACACTAGCTCCTACAACGGTTGCAAGTCCTAATGCTGCCTATCAGAGGATGGCAAATTTTTGGGGTTTGGTTGAAGATTTGAAAGAGGGAACATACAAAATTCGTAGTGAGCATAGAAAATATTTAAATCAAGAACCAAGAGAAACTGATGATGCTTATGACACAAGGTTGGCAAGGTCAACAGTAGTACCATATTTGCAGCGTATCGAGAAGATGTTATCTGGAATGTTGGTAAGAAAACCTATAAGACTTGATGATGTATCAGATCTGGTACGAGAGCAGTTATTTGATGTAGACCTTGAGGGTAATGATCTCAATGTATGGTTATATCAAACAGCTAGGGTTGCTATTTCTTTTGGCCATGTTGGTGTTCTTGTTGATGCACCTAAAGATGGAGAAAAGGCAAGACCATATTGGGTTACTTATGCACCAAAAGATATTCTTGGTTGGAGAACAGAAATTATTGATGGTGTAAGAAAATTAACTCAACTGCGATTGATGGAACAGGTTGTTGAATCTGATGGTAAGTATGGAGAGAAGATTGTAAAACAGATCAGGGTGCTTGAGCCTGGTCGATATGAAATCCATAGAAAAAACAACAAGGGTGAATATAAATTACATGATGAAGGAGAGATGAGCATAAAGGATAAGATTCCTTTTGCTGTGGCTTATTCAAACAGGGTTGGAATGTATGAATCACGCAGTCCTTTGTATGACATAGCAGAACTAAACCTCAAACATTACCAGATACAAAGTGATTTGGATAATATTCTGCATATCAGTTCTGTTCCATTGCTTGCAGTTTTTGGCTATCCAAATGCAGATGAGATAACAACAGGGCCAAATGAAGCGTTATCATTACCACCTGAGTCACGTATGGAATATGTCAGCCCATCGGGTGACAGTTATGACAGTCAGTTTACAAGGCTCAAAGATATCGCAGATCAAATAAATACATTGTCATTAGCAGCAGTATTAGGTCAGAAATTAGTTGGCGAAAGTGCCGAGGCCAAGCGAATAGACCGTTCACAGAATGACAGCACAATGATGGTCATTGCTCAACAGATGCAAGATCTGATTGATAACTGCCTCAAGTTTCATAGTGAATATCTTAATGAACCAAATGCTGGCAGTAGTTTTGTAAATAGAGATTTTGTAACAGCAAGATTAGAACCACAGGAGATCCAATCATTGTTGGCATTATTTACTGCTGGCACTATCAGCCAAGAAACATTACTTACACAGTTAAGCAGTGGTGAGATTCTTGGTGATGATTTTGATGTGACAGAAGAAGTTGAGGCAACACAAGCTGGTGGATTGATTGAAATGGAAGCCCCAACCCAAACAGATGAATCATAATAAATGGCAGTTCCAGAGGCTTTCTATCGTGAAGCGATTGATCTGAACAGATACAGCAATAAAGTTCAGTTTCAAATTGCTAGTCAGTTCAA